CGGTAAGATCTATGACATCCTTCTAAAGGCACCAGGTTGGTTGCTGAAGCAGTTCCCTATCATCGGTAAGATCATCAGAACTATTGAGTTGATCATCAACATCATCCGTGGCAAGGTTCCAGTCTGCTTCGTAATCAGTATCATCTTGAAACCGATCTTCGATATTCCTGAGCAGATCTTGAAATTTCTTCCAGATTGCATTGAGATCAAGAGAACGAAGTACGGATTAGAACCGAATCCAGATCCTTCAGTGACACCAGAATGGGCAAGACCGGTATGACAGACGATTACATGATCAGCGAGAACGGTTTCTTCTTTACCGACATCAACGCTCCTGGATTTCCTGACACTTCTTATGGGGATTTAAGTCCTCCTGGAAACCCTCCTACTCAACCTCCTGAACCAGGAACAACTACTCTTACTGACGGAAAAGTAACCAGATACGAAGATAACGACATCATCATGGATCACTTCACATATGCGGGAGAAAAGATGGTTTCGTATCTCGAGACTAACAAGTCGACAGGTAAGATGATCTTGTTTACGATCGTCCGTACTCCAGGACCAGCACTCGACGCGGTAGGCACCAACGAAGACTATCAAAACTTTGCAGATACTGGAACAGTGGGCAACCTCGCAGATGATATTCCAACTGCAGACATCGAAAATTATGACTTCACTGAGACAGAGATTGCATCTATTGGACCAGGCGGCGAACTGATTCCAGCATAAATAAGATAAAAGCAGGGTTTTCATGGCAGACAGAATAGACTTTCTAACCACAAGAAAAACGGTTGAAAAAAATCCGGTGTTCTCGGATTTTTATAACAACTTTAACGTGCATCCACAGAACAAGAGACTCGCTCTCTATACCGATGAACAAGCGGTAAGAAGATCGCTGCGTAATATCTTGTCAACAAACACAAGGGAACGCCTCTTCAATCCAGATTTTGGAGGTGGGCTTCGTCGGTTCTTGTTCGAAGACGTTTCTGTTATCACAGCAGATCTTATTAAAGACGCGGTAAAAGATTCGATCGGCAAACACGAACCGAGAGCAAGAGTGAGAGATGTATTAGTGATCTCGAACGAGTTCGACCATTCATACGAAGTATCAGTCTATTATGAGATCATAAATAATGCTAACCCTCAAACACTTCAGTTAACCCTTTATAGAGTAAGATAATGGCAGATTCCAGCATAGTCCTTACACAGTTAGACTTCGATTCCTACAAGGACTCGCTCAAGACCTTCTTGAAGGCTCAAGATCGATTCAAGGACTATGACTTCGATGGAAGTAACATGTCTGTCTTGCTTGATCTTCTAGCATACAACACATATCAGAACGCGTTCTATCTGAACATGGTCAGCAACGAGATGTTTCTTGATTCTGCAAAGCTACGTGACAGTGTGATCTCTCATGCCAAGGAACTGAACTATCTGCCGCGTTCTTTCCGCTCTGCTAAAGCTACACTCAAGCTAACTATCACTTCTGCAGACTCTGCAAAGAGATCGATCGTTGTACCGAAAGGAACGATCTTTACTACACGTGTAGACGACTCGACTTATAGTTTTAGCACGACAGAGAACATCGTTATCACGAATCGTTCTCCATCGGGTTCGAACTTTGTTTATACAAGCGATAGCATCGATGTATACGAAGGTAACTATCTTAGCGATACGTACAACGTAAACTACAACAATCCTCTTGTATATAAGATCAGTAACAAGAGAGTTGACCTTGAGAGTCTGCTTGTTACCGTGTTCGAGGACAACGGAACAACCACACACACTTACACTCGTGCAACGTCTATGTTCGGATATGATCTCAACTCAAAAGTATTCTTTCTACAGGCAGGTGTAGGCGATACATATGAGGTCGTGTTCGGTGATGGAGTTGTAGGTCGTAAGCCAAAGAACAACTCAGTAGTTGTTATCGAGTATCGTGTGTGTAACGGTGAGCTTCCGAACGGTGCTTATCGATTCAACAATACAGCACGTATCGATAACGAGTCGAACATCGCTATCGAAGTCGTAAGCGCGGCTGCTGACGGAGCGGTTGCCGAAGATATGAACTCGATCAAGTACAACGCTCCTCGTGCTTTCACTACACAAGAAAGAGCAGTTACTTCAGAAGATTACGAGAACCTTCTCAAAGCAAACTTCCCAGAAATCAACGCTGTTGTTGCGTATGGTGGTGAGGATGCAGTTCCTCCTCAGTACGGCAGAATCTTCTTGTCGATCGACCTTCAAGACGTCGACGGTCTACCAAAGATCAAAGAGAACGAGTACAAGAGATTCTTGCGTTCGAGATCTTCTGTTGCCATCGAACCGATCTTCGTATCTCCTGACTACACATACTTGTACGTCAACACAAACATCAAGTACAACATCAACAGAACCGGTCTGAACCCAGAAGATATTCGTACTTACGTTATCGATTCTATTCTTGGATACGCTTCGACGAATCTCAACAACTTTGGTCGTACATTACGTTATTCAAGATTCATTCGTGGCATCGATACGGCTGAGAACAGCATCATCAGTAACGAGACTGAAGTAGAGCTGATCAAGTATCTTACTCCAGTTCTGAGCACGACGGTGACATCTTCTGCTACATCGACAAGTGGATCTCTCGTATCGCTTGCTAGCTCAGGAGTCGTTACATCTGGACAGAACGTTACGATCGACTTCAAGAACCCTCTCAGAAACGATGTTCCTGGTAAGAGTGTAAACCACCCGATCGAAGATATTCATGTTGTTCGCTCTTCGACGTTTACTTACAACGGTCTTGCCAACTGTCGTCTTGAAGACGACGGTGACGGTGTAGTAAGGATCGTGAATACTCAAGGTACACAACACAGAACGATCGTAGATATCGGTACAGTCGACTACGATACTGGTATCATTCGTATCAACAACTTTAGTATCACTAACTACACTGGTACATCGCTCAAGATCTATGCTAAGCCACGTACTCTGGACATCACGTCGTCCCAGAACGTCATACTAAATATCCTTGAAAACGACGTCGACGTCACCATCGAGCAGATCAGAGAATAATGAAGAACATCGAAAAGAGAATCTCTCCGTTAATTGAAAGTCAATTCCCTTCTTTTTATCAAGAAGAGGGAGAGAACTTCATCGCGTTCGTCAAGGCATATTACGAGTGGCTTGAAAATACTAATAATCCGCTGTATCATGCACGTCGTCTACCCAACTATCGTGACATCGACGAGACGACTGACGACTTCATCGTTCACTTCAAAGAGAAGTATCTGAAGAACATTCAGTTCGATACTGCCACCAACAAGAAACTGCTTGTCAAGAACTCGCTCGATCTATATCGTTCGAAGGGTACAGAACAATCGATCGACCTGTTCTTTAAACTTGTATACGGTACATCTGCTGAAGTTCAGTATCCGGCAGAAAAAATCTTTCGTCTATCAGACGGTGTTTACGAGAGGCCAGAATATCTCGAGATCGGCTACTCAATCTATAACATTGACTATGTAGGTAAGCAGGTAATCGGTCAGCTTTCTGGTGCTAAGGCATTCGTCGAGAAGTACATTCGTCGTCGTGCTGGTAAAGGATACGTTAATCTTCTGTACATCTCTGGAAGAGAAGGTGATTTTCAGAACGGCGAAGTCATCGGTGTAAACATAAACAACAATCCAGAGTTCGACATCAGTAAAAGAGCCAAGCTTATCGGCTCTGTCAAGAGAGTGGTAGTAGAAACTCGCGGCCGCAATTTTGAAGTCGGGGATATCGTAAGGTTTACGAATAGCGACCGTGGCATCGGTGGTTTGGCACGAGTCGAATCAGTTAACTCGGAAGCTGGTCTCGTAGACTTTATCTTCGTAGACGGTGGATACGGTTATACTCTCAACGCCGAGTCGATCATCTCTGAAAAGGTTCTCAACCTCGACTACGTTACTCCGGACTATACGAGCGGGCAATACTATCGTCTGTTCGAACGTGGTATTCAACCAGTAGTCAACATCGGTTATAGTGCAACGTCTTCGAACGTTAGCGTAGGCAACACCGTAT